TCATTGCTTTTACTGTCTTTGGCGGGTAAGGATCCGTCGTAACGCACTTTACCTTTCCGTCTTTGCTAATAATCTGCATATCTTTTTTCCTTTCTGCCTTACGGCTTGGGCGGTTTAACCGCCGCCCTCGGTTTGTTTAACTTGTTATGCAATTCTAAATAAATCAACGTGTGAATTTCTAAACGTTGAGGTTGTGCCGTCCGCAAAATAAAGTCTTAAATACTCGTCGTTTTCGTCAAGCTCGTCATAAACGCCAACTCTAAATTGTTTGCCGCTTAATACTTCCCAACACAAAACGTTGTTGTATTCCTGCTCGTGGACTATTTCGGCGTCTGCTTCGTACTTGCTCTTGTCATAAACCTTTACTAATATTTTCATATTTGTTTCCTTTCTTGGTTTGGTGGGTTGTCCGTCCCTTTTGTACCTCTATTATATACCCCCATAGGTATATTTGTATATTGACGGAATAACCAAACATTTACAATTTTTCTTGTGTATTTTGCACACTTTTAGGTATATAAACGCAAAAAAGGCGGGTTTTTAACCCACCTCTTTAATAACATTGTGTATTACTTTTTCCGTCGCTTTGTAAAAGTCCTCTTGTGCCATTTTATAGCCCATTGTAAAGGCTTCTGCCACTTCCTCTAATATAATGCCTTTTTTGCGGTAAAGTTCCGCTAAAATAATTAAGTCCGTTGCTTTATGCCCGTATAATGTTATTCTTTCTAACTCGTCCATATTAAGCCCCTTTCAAGTTGTCTTTGATTTTATTTAGTTTTCGCCATATCTGCACTCTACTGTAAGGGATCCGTGCTTCAAGCTGCGTAATTGTTAAGCCGTCAAGAAAATAATAAGTATATATTGTGTCGTTCCATTCCTTGCTTGCTCTTAATTCCCGCTCTTTAAGCGTTAATAGTTCTTTGCGCCCGTCTAATATGCCTTTTACCTCTTTTAGCCGCTCGTCAATTCGTTTACGCTCTTTGGCGGTTATGTATTCGTCAAAAGGGTTTTGCGGGTTGCCGCCTGTTACTCGCTCTTTGTCGTACTTAACGCCCGTCGGCTGTGTCCTCGCAAATAACTCTTCCTGCTCGGTTAGAATAGCGTCATATTGCGTTTGGGCGTTAAGGTATTTAGCCTTTAATGCGTGATACTCGGCATATAGCACGGTCAACCCTCCTTTAACTCTTTTACCTCTTTTGGCGGTAATGTTGGCTGCTCTAAAAGCTTATAGCCTTTTTCTATCTCGTCTTTGCAAAATGGCGGTATATACCCCGCTGCCACTAAATCGTATATCTTTTCGTAATCGCACTTATCTAAAATGTTAAAACGTTTTGCGGCTTCAAGTGCTTTTAGCCTGTCGCTAAATTTTGCTTCCTCGCACTCGGCTATTAGTTCGCTAACTTTTGGCGCAAATTTAGCCTTTCTTATAATTTCTTTAATCGCCTTAACAAATGTGTCGAAATTGTACCCGCCCAAAAAGTCAAAGTGTAATTCGCACTCGGTTTGCGTATACGTCTTGTTAAACGCTGTGCCTAAATAGGTTAGCCCGCTAACTAATTGTTGCTTCGTCAATTCGGATCCCCCCTAAACGCTGAAAAGTCCATTTTGTCGGCTATATCTGCCGTTGTAAGCTCTCGCTTTATGCTGTAATCGTCGCTCCAACACTGTTGATTAAACCACGTGCTACCCTGCTTAATATATTTGTCCTCAACCTTATTAACTCTTATATAAGTTAAATAGCCATATATGCCGTCTAATACGGTTTGAAATTCAACGCCTTTTTTGCGTGCTTTTTCGTAAGCCTTAAATGCGTTTGCCTTGCCCTGTTTACGTGGGTAAGCGTCCCATAAAGTATTAAACTCTTTTTCAATCTGTGCGTTGTCTTTATTTGTTTTATTACCTATATTATCAAATACTATGTTTTCAGTATCTTTATTATTAGGTAAACTTTGTTTAATAGGGGGTGTTAAACTTTGTTGACTACCCCCCGTTAAACTTTGTTTAATAGGGTGTTCAACTTTGTTTAATACCCCGTTAAACTCTGTTGTACGGTATTCACAAAACTTTACACCGTTTATATATTGTTCGTCCTTAGTGATAAAGCCTTTTTCAACAAGCGATTTTAGGTTTTTAATAACGCCCTGCTTTGTTGAGTTCGTCCAATCGGCTAAATACTGCAAGCTGCCTGTAAAGGCTTGATTTTCCGTTTGTGAAAAGCCGTAAATAGCGGCATATATTAAAAGCTCATTACCTTTTAATTTCATATCTTTAACCATAAAAGATTGAATAACAATATAATTACCGTCTTTTACTTTGCTCATTGTGTACCTCCAACTATAAAAGGGCTTATACAAGACTACCAACGAATAAAAAGAAAAATTGTTAATTGACAAAAAAGGAAACAACCCCGTTGATAGTCTTATATAAACCCTTTATTAAATTGCTTCCTTTTTATGTCAATGATATTATACTACCATAATATCTAAAAATCAATACTTTTTTGTTTGATATGTTTCTATTTGAAACGTTATTTCCATTGCTCGGTAACTTTTAATTTGTCAATGGTAAAATAAACCCTGCCTATGTTCTGCCATTCCCTATATTGCCATACTGTTAATAGCTTCTTATTTCGCTTGCCTATTGCCTGTATATGCTTTATAAGGTTTTCTATTGTAAACTCGTCAAGGGTTTGTATTCCGTAATGACTACTTACATAATCTAACCGCTTCCACCGCTTATGCCCTAACTCGCCCAACGTAATAACAAGCCCCTTGTTAGCCATTTTTACGGCTAAGTCAAAGCAATCATAAGCACTGCCGAACGGATCCAAATCTATTAAATCAAATTTCTTGCCCTCATAGTAAAGCTTACATATAAGCTTAAATGCGTCTTGGTGATAGTCGGCGGGTATATCCTCGTCAATATCATTTGTAACGACGTTAAGCGGCTTATAAAACGATTTTGTGCCACAATACAAGTCTAATATAGTCTTGGGCTTTAAATCGCTTAAAAAGGCGGTGTTAAGCTCGTATTTTTCGGCTATGTGTCCTTTGTTGTATGTATCTTGTTTTTTGCCTAATCTCTTAGCCTTAATACTTACGCTTGTTTCGCTTCGGTCAAGACTTACGGCTATTTCCTTGTTGCTGTACCCCTGCGCTTTTAAGTTCTTTAAAAACTCTATTTCTTTGTCTGTCCATTTTCTCGGTGCTGTCGCCGTATAACCGCAACTTGTAGTATATTCGCCTTTGTATTCGTCGGGCATTTTTGGTATATCCATATTTACCCCCTGTCAAAGATGTTAGCCTGCTGCTCCCTTATCTTATAAACGGCTACGGTCTTTCCCGTATATTGACAACGCTTTTTACCTATCGGCTCAACAACGCCACGCTGTGATAGTTCCGTTAATCTCGGTGCAGTAAAATTCCGCTCGCTTGTCGGTGTGTAGCCCTTGCGTTGCATTTCTACCGCTATTTCCTTAGCGGTAAGCTGTTTACCCTCTAATACTTCTAATATCTGTTTGTAACGCCGTTCACGGTCTACCGTTTCGTTAGCTTCCCCCCGTGTGTCAAGCGGCGGGTATTCGCCGTAACGCCTTTTAATTATTTCACTCATTTTTTAACCTCCTGTAATAAAATATACGATAATTGAAATTACGCTAATTGCCATAAAGAATAACCATAAAGCCTTACCCAATGTTACCCACATACCAACTATGCCGATAACCAATATAATTTGTGCCATTACGCTTATGGTCTTGCTTATCACGGCTTAACCTCCTCAATTTCTAATATTACTTTAGTTTCCTTGCCGTAATAAAAAGTATCGGTAAACGCCGTTACACATTTTCGGTTGTCGTCTTTGAGCTTGCCCGCCTTAACCATAGCGTCTAAGATAAACTTTTTAGCAAAACATATATTGTCTAAGTCCCGCCGTTTGTTACCCTCAACCCAATAAAAATGTATTTTAATAGGCTTTGTGTACTTTGGCATTTTGCATAAGAAAAGGGCTATATCTGCTTCAATATCTGCCTTGAATTTTGCCGCCTTGTATTTGTTTGTCCTGCAAAGGTTTATATACTCGTTAAGGCTTGGTAGCTTCATATTGATTGTAAATACATTCATTCGTCAACCTCCATATAGTTGCGCCCAAATGTCCGTATAAAGTCCTCACGGGATCCGTTAAGCTCCTCCCATTTCTTTTGGCATATCTGCTTTAACTTAGTGTCAAACGGCTTGTTAAAGTGTACGCCTGCGTTGCTTGCGTTATGGTGGCGGGCGCAAAGATAAACAAAACAGCCCTCCCGTTCGCTTATCTGTCGCCTCCCTCGCCCATAAAAAATATGGTGCTTATGTAAACCGTAAGTTTTCATACATACATAACAGCATTTTTCCTCTTGCAATATTGATTTTGGCAATTTATAGCCCCCTTATGTTTCTTTTTGAAGCGCCTAACTTGTAGGCGTTCCCCATTCTCTTTGTATTTGCCCCTCAATAAGCCGTAATTGCAGCTTAATAGAGTTAATAGCTTCAAGGTTAGCCTTGTATACGGTTTCCGCTACGTCCCGCTTAAAGCGGGCTTCGGCTACGCTTGGAATACCGTAACAAGTTTTATCTATCATTCCTATCGCTTCGCCGTCTGCTCTCAACTTTAAGCACTCTGTCCGCAAAAGTATTTTATAGTCTTTTTCGGCTTGGGCGTATTCTGTGCCGCTCGTCCGTAACTGCTTTATGCTAACCTCTAATTGCTTTGTTTTGGCTTGTAGTTCGTCGTATAAGTCCATTTACGCCCTCCTAAAACGGTAAGTCGTCGTCTATCTCGTCAAACTCGGCGGGGTACTCGTTGGGCGCTTCGCTCGGCTTTTCCTCTGCGCTCTGCTGCTTACTTCCGCAAAAAGAAACATTGCTAACTACTACCTCTACCGCCTTACGCTTGTTTCCGTGCTTATCCTCATACATACGGGTTTGTAGCTCGCCCTCAATGGCTATCATTTCGCCTTTTTTAAAATACTTGCTTATAAATTCGGCTGTATTCCTCCACGCCACGCAATCTATAAAATCGGTCTGTCGCTCCTGTCCGCTCGGCGTATATTTGCGGTCAACCGCTACCGCAAAAGACGTTACCGATACGCCACTTAGTGTAGTTTTGAGTTCGGGCGTTGCGGTTAAGCGCCCCATAATTGTTATGTTGTTAATCATTGTTGGTTTCCTCCTCGTCGGCTACTTCGCACAAATAAACACCGTAACCCTCTATATTGGTATAAGCGTGTATGGGGTTAATTTGCACAATTTTTTGCCCGTATTCTTTTAGTTTTCCGTAATCAATCACTTCAAAATGGCTTTGTTTTAATATTCTTTTAATCATTGTTTAACCTCCTTTTTGCCATTTCTGCCCCTTGTCTGCATATTGCCGCATTCCTGCATATATATTCCGTATACGCTACGTTCCCGTCAATGTTATACATTGTTTTATTTTCAATATCACAAAACGGGCAATTATCGGGGCAAAATTCATTTGCCGTTACTGTTATTTGCATTGTTTACCTCCATAAATGCTTTTTTTGCTTCGGCTTCGCTCGTAAAAATGCTTTTGCCTATGGCTCGGTCGTCAAAACATATAGTGTCTGTATCATAGATACAATTTGCTGGAAATTTTGAAATTTTAATTATTGTGCTTTCGTATATTCTGCCGCCGTTGTCGTATTGATAAACTTTATCGCCTATTTTCACTCTTTAACCTCATTAAAATATAAATCTACTATTTCCCACGCCGCCGCTTCGTTAATTGGTATATCAACGTATTTGCGGGTGTCCTCTCTTAAATGGATCCCTTTTAAAAATTCAATGTCAAACGGCTGTATATAAATGTCGCTATAACATTGCATATAAGCTATGCGGTATAAGTTTAATTGATATGCTAAATAATTTTTATCAAGCGTTGCCGTCCGCTTAATGTCTGCAAGCCCTATTTTTTGGTCTTTGCTTTCAAGCACTAAGTCAAGCCGTCCCGCCGCTATTGGCTCATTGTCCTTAAACAATATAACGGGTACTTCGTTGTCGCATATTTCAAAGCCATAATGCTTTTGTAAAAACTTAAAATTGCGTACCTCTTTTAAGTTGCTGTCCTCGTCATATTTACAATAGCGTTCAATAGCTCGGTGTACCTCCGTACCTTTGGCGGCAGCGTTGTCAAGTGTAGCCCTGCTAACGCCGTTATACTTATTGCCAAATTTGATTTGTAGCATTTGCGTTATGCTCGGCACTATAACCCCGTCAACTATGTATGTATGGGTTTCGTCTATGTATTCAAGCGTAACGCCGTTTATTTCCCATTGCTCCATAGTTATTTAACCTTAATGCGTATTGAGCTTTTAACGGGGCTAATTTTAACGTACTCGTCGTAAATGTCGGGTAGCTCTGCTCTTAGTTTTTTGCTGTCTAACGTTTCCCTGTCCGTGCTTGCAACATAGGAAATAGTTAAATATTCGTTATCAACCTTAACAATGTTTTTGGCTTCCATTTCGGCAAGAATAAGGGCTTTTAATTTATCCTCTTTTGCTTTAAGGTCTTTTATTCTGTCCTCAAAGTCTGCAATAACCGCCGCAATGTCCTTATTAAGTAAAGCGGTATTATTATTAACCTCAATCAATTCCATTTCGTCATATCGCATTATTTAGCCCCCTTTTTCTTTGCTATAATGTCGCTTGCCTGCTTTATGGTTAAGTCCTCTATCTTATCTACTTTGCAATATTCAAGCATAGCGGGTATGTCGTCTACCAAACTTTTAATAAGCTCAATTTGCTTTGTCGTTGCCTTGCCTGTCGCCTTTGCCGTTCCGCTTGGCTTCTTGTCGTTCATTTTGTTGTCGGGGCTTTCCTTTTCGGGGTCGTCGCCCGTTGCAACCATAAACGTATCGGCAAGGAAATATTTTAACGCCCCTGTGTAAGCTTTATAGCCTGCCTTGTCGCCTTTATCTATGCCCTCGCCTGTTATTGTGGTTGTTTCAAAAAAGCCCGTTTCTACGTCAATTAAGGTAAATTCAAGTTTAGGCATACGTCCGTTAGCCTGTTTTTCCGTTCCCTCAAAGGTCGCATATTCAAGCTCGGTAAACTTTAGCTCTAATTTGTTACTACTCAAAAGCTCGGTGAATAGTTCCTTGTACTGCGCTTCGCTAAAATAACTGTACTTGTCATAGTCGTTTGTTGCGCCCTTTTTAAGTACGCCCTTTTCTTTTAGCGCCTTGCGTAAAGCGTTTTTCTTTGCCTGCAATTTGGCGTTAAGTTCTAACCATTCTTTAGGCTCTAACTTCGTTAAAATTTCGTTCATTTTTTTAACCTCGTTTTCTTTTTTTGTTTCTTTTTGAAACATTGAGCGTAAACCATTACTCTTTTTTTCCTTTTTCGGAATACTGCTCAATGTAAGTAAGTTTGGTTTTAAGGTTTTCTATTTCCTTGTCCCTTAATTCAAGCTGCGTATCTTTCCATTGTAAAGCGTTTTCTTTATCTAACAAAATTTCACTTAAAGCGATTAAGGCTTTTTCGTATTTGTTTGTCATTTAGTCGCCGCCTTTTTGGTTTTTTAACAACTTAATTGGATCTCTTACTCCAAACTCTTTTTTTAGCTTTTCTGCCATTGTTAGTGTGGGCTTGCGTGTGCCGTGCTTTACTTTGGAATATTGGGAGGGCGTAAGCCCTAATTTTTCGGCAACAAAGCAAGACTTATAGCCCTGCTTCTTTTCCCACTCTATTAAGTTATCAAGCATTTTTAACCTCCTTTCTGCCTATCTATGTAATATTTTACCAAATCATTTTTATTTTGTCAATATTTTTTTACAATTTCAAAATAAAAGTTTCTTTTTGAAACGTTAAAAGTGTGGTATTATATTTATACGGGAGGTTAGAAAAATTGGATAAAATTAAAATTGGTAAGCAACTAAAAGAGTTGAGGAGGTCAAGAGGTTGGCGGCAATTAGAGGTTGCGGAAAAGGTCGGTTTGTCAAGGTCGGCAATTAGCAATATTGAGGGCGGTAAAAGGTCTTTAACCCTTAGCACGTTACAACGCTTTTGCGAGCTTTACAATATTGATATTTCATACTTTGGCATAGAAACAAAGAGCTTTAACGAAAATTTAGACTTAATAGCAAGGTTAGAAAAAGTGTTTACAAGTGATAACATAGACGAAAATAAAAAAGATGAATTATATAGGGATATAATGGAAATATACTTAAAGAGCAAGAAAAAGTAAAAAAGTAGTCCGTTTTATTGGACTACCGCCGCATATTATGTTTCTATTTGAAACATAGTATTTAAAAATTTTTGCTTTTCACAACATATTTAATTTTTAACTTCTCTTGCTTCCCGTAAAGTTCAAAAAGCAATTTATAAAAGTTGTCAATATTCACGTTATCACCCCTTTAAATTGACTATAAGGGGCTTTTAATAAAAAGTAAAGGAATGTGGTATAAATGAAAAAAGCGTTAAAAATCGGCGGTTATGTGCGTGTATCAACGGACGAACAAAAAAAGTATGGTTATTCTGTAAGGGCGCAAATTGAAAAAATAAATAATTGGTGTGAGGAAAACGGGCATATTTTAATTGATATGTTTAACGACGAAGGCTACACGGCGGGCAATATGAAGCGCCCCGCATTGCTTAATATGCTTGATAGATTAAAAGAGTTTGATGTTATCGTATTTACACGGTTAGATAGATTTTCCCGTAACGTGCTTGAAGCTAATAAAATGTTAGAAATGTTAAGGGCGCACGGCGTAAACCTTATATCTATTGAGGAGGACGACATAGATACAACAACCGCCGACGGTATGTTTATTTTTCAACTTAAAGTAAGTTTAGCGGAGCGGGAATTAAAAAAGACAAGTGAGCGCATTAAGTCTGTATTTGAATATAAGATAAAGCAAGGTCAAGCCGTAACGGGTAGCCTGCCTTTTGGCTATAAAATCATTGAAAAGGACGGCAAAAAGTACGTCGGCATTGACGAAAAGTTAGAACATATCGTTATTGAGATTTTCGCCCACTTCTTAACGTATCACTCGGCACGGGCTACAATGCAACATATTAACGAAAAATACGGTTTAACCCGTTGCTATACTACCTATCATAAAATGCTTAAAAACCCGTTTTATAGTGGCTATTTTAAGGGCGTTAGTGATTATTGCCCCGCTTATATTTCACCCGCTCAATTTGAGCATAACCAAAGGCTTTTAGAAAATAATATAAGACAACGGAAAACAAAGCATATATACTTATTTTCGGGTATTATAAAATGCCCCGTATGCGGTTATTCTATGGTTGGCACGGCAACAACAAAAAAAGGCAAAACTTATTATAGTTACCGTTGTAACAACAAATATATGAATAAGGCTTGTAACGTTAAGGGATCCATTAGCGAAATGATTATAGAGGACTTTATTATTAAAAATGCTAATACCCTTGCACAAAAGCATATTGCAAAGGTTACGGAGGTTAAGCCCGCTAAAAAAGACAATGCCGAAAAACGCATAAAAGAAATAAAAGAGGAAATAGACAACCTTAACTATATGTTTAAAAAGCGTCGTATCTCTGCTGCTGAATATGATAGGGACTTTGAAGCATTGGAAAAGGAATTAAAAAAGCTAACGCTTAAAGTGGGTAAAAAAGAGGATATTAACGCCGTTAAAGAGTTTTTAAATAGTGATTGGGAATTGATATATAACAACTTGGAAAAGGCAAATAAACGGGCTTTGTGGCGCAATTTAATAAAAGAGGTTATATTAGATAGTGAGTTTAATATTTCACTTGATTTTATATAATCTAATTCTTACTAACTTATACTTTCCTGTAGGGGTGTTATAGTTAGTATTTAGGGGGCTTTTAGCCCTCTTTTTTATATTCAAAATCTATTTTAGATAGATATACCCGCTCTTTTATTTTTGAAGCTTTTACCCTGTCCGCATAATCATTTTTAATAACCCAACGCAACGCCGCCGCCATTGCTGTATTGTCTTTGTAATCGTCCTCGTTAATAATCTCTACTCGGTCATAATTTGTCTTGATAAATTCGTCAATTATTTTATTAACTTTACTATCTTTTTTTATCTCTTTTACTCTCTCAATTCTCATATAAAACCCTCCGTAATATAGTATATGTGCTATTTCAATATATCACGGGTAATATTCCCTGTATATACAAATTATAACATTTTTATTAAAAAATTTCGTTTTTCGCACAAAAAAATAAAGGGGATAGGTGCTACCCTATCCCCTGTGAATTAAAAACTCTTGCATTTCCTCTTTAGCTTCTTTGAGCTTGTCAATGCTATTTCCGTTTATATTGTGGTCTAAAAGCGCCAACATTGAGCTACATATCGCTTCAACAAATTTATCTTGGTTGCGCTTTGTACTTTCAAGCACTGTTACCCGTTCATTAAGCTTTTTTAGCTTTTCCTCGTGTTCTTTTAATACTTCCTCGTGCTTACTTGGCTTGCTTTCTTTTATCCACTTTTTTATAACCGCTATTGCCCCGCCTATGGTTATTATCACGCCTGCAATTACAAGCAACTCTGCGGCAAAATTGTTAATATCAATATTCATTTATACCCTCCTATATGGTTTCTACCGTTAAGCTCGTTCTATTGCCGTAAGCGTTGCCGCCTATTTTGTCATTGCTTGCGGGTGTATGATACCATAAGTAAATTATATCGCCTTGCGTAACGGGTGCTAACATTGGCGGTATTACTATAGTTTGCGGATCCCCTGTAAGCATATAGTTATAAGCCCACGCTAAAGTATTATTGTTGTTATAGCTGTTTTTCATTATTCTTATATGCCTGCTTGCGTCCGTCTGTACTTGGTTATAGCCTAATATAGCGGATATTTTAACAAAGCTAACCCCTGCGCCTATCTGTATGCCGCCGTCGTTTGTCAAAGTTAATTTTTCGCCTGTGCTTATTATTCCGTCTAACGGTACTATTGTATAAGTGCTTTCGGCAAGGTTTGTTAATGCGGCTGATAAATAAGCCGTTGCCATACTTTTAACAAGATTGACGCCGTTAAGTTCTAAACTCTTATTGTCATTTGGAAAACAGTTTACACCTACACTATTTTTGAGCCTATCAAAATAGATAATAGGCATACCCAACGGAATAATTAAGTTATAGGTTGTTGTACCGCCGAAACGGTCTGTAATTTTAACTTGTACGTCCCACTCATAAAGATTATCAAGAGTAATAACGCTTGTTACGTCGTCCTGCAAGTCTATATAACTTGAATATGTGCTATCGCTCGTTTTTTTGTATCGGCATTGAATAGTTACCGTGTTTTTGCCGTCTACGCTTGCATAATCGGCATTTACATTGATGTCCGTTGCACTGTAATAATTGCTGTGCCGTTGTGCTGTAATAATTGCTGTTGGTAAAGTCCAATCTAATATAGTAACGGCAAGCTCTTTTGTTGTGCTTATTCCTCGGCTGTCCGTCGCCGTAAAAGTAACGGTTAAATCGCTTGCGCTGTCAATAGTTGCGTTACCGCCCGTTGCTGTGGATCCGTTCACTGTTAGCGCATAGTCAACCGCATTGACCGTTACTTTACAAGCTGCCACGGTTGCGCCTTGTAAGGCTGTTAAGCCCTGCGCCGTAAATTGTACCGTACTTAGGTTACGTACTATAAGTTGATTATTTTCGGTTATAGCTGTTACCGTGGCGTTTGTATCTTGATAACTTAATACGCCTATGCTCGGTGCGTAAGCGTTGCCTACGGTGTATGTACCGCCCGTTTTTGTTGTTTCAACACTTCCGTAAGTTACCTTAACTTTATAAGTTGCGGTTTTGGCGTTTGGTATGCTTGCTAAAAGCCTATTAACTACTACCGTGCCGTTATATCCCGTTATGCTCGTTCCTGTGGTTGTGTCGTCGCTTATTTGTGAATTGTCCGCCCCTAAGATATTAACTGTTACGCTTCTTTGCAGCGGGTTATATATTCCTATTGTAAGCATATCGCCAACATTAAAATTGGGCATACTGTTAGCATAAGGGTAAGCATAAGTTGTTACGCTTAATGTTGAGCTGTCTGTTGTTAGTTGGCTATCCTTGCGGCGTACCCTTGTTTTGATATTATAAGCGGTATTTGCGGACAGTCCGCTAATAGTGTACGTTCCGCTCGTCCCGTCTGCTACATTTAAGCCCGTCCAACTGCTGCCGTTATTACTTGAATACCATATATAGTCAACTGTTGCATTACTCGTCCACTGCATTGTTATAGCTGTTTCGGTTTTGCTTTGGTTGCTTTGCGATACCGTGGCGTATCTCGGTATATTAGTAAGCGCCATTGTGTCGCTACCGCTAATAGTGCCTATATATGTGCTTCCCCACGTAATATTAAGGGTTATTGAAGCGGAAATAGATATAGTTTTTGAGCCGTCGCTATTATGTGTAACTATTTGCGTTTGTGAGATAAGCGTTTTATCGCCACTACCGCCTATTGTACCGCTCCAATTATACGTTGTCCCGTTAATCGTGCAAGACGCTGTTTTTGAAGCTGACGACGAAATAGCGGACGGGCGTTTAAGCACTAAACTAATTGATAAAGTGGACGTGTTATTAGCTGTGCTTGTACTTGTTTCTGTTACCGTCAAAACACCGTACGGGCGTTTATTTGCGGTACTGCCTATTATCAATGTTGCCATTCAATCACTCTCCCGTCGAAACAAGCCCTATACCGTCGTTTATAATAGTGCCGTTATTTGTAAGCGTAATAGGAATAAAACGCATTTTGTTACAAAGCGTTATTTCTTCCTCTACTACGCTTTTCTTTTGGTGAAATTCGTCCTTGTCAACCCAATAAATTTTATTGCCTAAACGGTCATAACCCGCAAAGCCCACTTGGGTATTTATTAAAATATAACTGCCGTCAATGCCGTACATTTTAAAGCCGTTGTGGTCTAACTGTCCTATAAGGTTGTTAGCGTCGTCGTATAGCTCTATAATACCGCTTTCGTTCAAGTTTGAGCCTAATTTAAGCGTGCCACCTTTAATTAGGTTAGCCGTAAGGTTAATAACGTTAATAGCTTGCATATTAAGCGTACCGTCAATAGTCCACGCACTCGTAAAATTGCCGTTAATTCCCGTGCTTGAAAAGCCTATACCGCCGCTATTCATTCTAATAACATTATGGGCGGCTTCTTTTGGTAAGGTATCGACAATTAAAATTTGGTTGCCGTCATAAATTACATAACCGTTACCCATAACCCCCATTATTTGAGCTTGGCTCTGCTGTAATTCGGTTTCAAGGGCTGTTATACTTTCTTTCGTGCCAACCGTTACTTGCTCTATCGCTGAATTAGTGATAGTTTCCTGCAAATTAGATAGTTTCTTTTTAAAGTTGCCAAACTCTAACTCTGTGTATCTGCCTAAAATACAGTCATAGTCAAAGGATATAAGGTTTGTTAATAAATTAAGGTTTAACCGCTCGTCAATAACTTGTATTGTATCGCCTATATCGGTTATCCGTTCAAGGTTAGCCTTTAAGGTATAATTTATTTGCGGTATGCTATGATTATCAATATAATTTTGTGCTTGATAACGTAAATCTGCTATTAAGGCTTCTTTATATGCCTGTTCGTCAAGGTTGCCGTCGTTGTCCTTGTAAAGTTCTTGGTCTACGTTCTGCTCAAACGCTATTGTTTTAGTGTAGGGTATGGCGTAATGGTTGGTTGCGTAAATATACGGATCCGCCGTATCGTCAAGCGAATTAAGCATTATACCGTCTGCCCCTGTCGGCAATAACTTAGTTACTACTTCGTCCCAATTTTCTTGGCAAGTAATTTCTTTTAAGTTTTTGGCATAGCGTACCGTTACGCCGTTGTCTGTGCCTATTGAGGTTAGTATTTTTATATCCCAATTATCCCGTACTAAATGACCGCCCCAACGCTCCAAAACAACTTGTATAGCTTCGTATAAAGACTTTCTAACGCAACGGTAACTATCTGTCGTCATAATATCGCTAAGCGTTGTAAATGGGCTTGGGTTATCTGTGGCATTGTTTAGGTGGTCTAATGCGTCATTACAATTCTTATCAACTACATAACTATCACAAATTAAATAATTTTTGCTATCATAGAATAAGTGATACGCTCTAACCGTTATTTTTTTTCGGGTTTTCTGTGGGTTTGTAATTCTAAATGCTTGTTCACCCTGCGGCGTCGGCGCAACTACTATATTGCCCTCTACTAAATAATTGGCATAATCTAAGCTTGTTTCAAGGTCTAAATAATAGTCGCCGTTATCCGCTTTGTGTATTTTCGCTTTTGTCGGTTGTATCACAACGTCGCCGTTGTTTGAAAAAATGGTATCTGTAGAATTAAATATTTTAATCATTTAATCGCCTACTATTTTTTTGTATTCTTCTAAAGTAATAACACCTTTTTCGTAAAATTTATATACTTGTTCTTTTGTATAAAGCCCTAAGTCATAAAATCTTTTTATTTTTTCAAACATAGGTTTATTCCTCCTCGATAAGCGTATCAGTCATTAAAGCGGTATATAATGTTTGTGCTTCAACTTTATCAAATTCAGTAGGTTTTAACTGCTCTTTTTCCCATTCGGCTTCTTCTTCGGGAGTAAGTTCCATTGCCTCATAATCTTTTACCCACTCTTTTTGTGGCTCTAAGTCATCAGGTAAGTCCTCTTCTGTTTTAATTTCTTCATAATGTCCGACTTCCCAACCAACGATGAACACATCATTTTGCAAGTCATATAAAGGTTTTGCTTCTTGTCCCTCTTTTAAAATAGGTTTAGGTATATATTTATATTTCATAATTTTACGCTCCTTTATTCGCTTGGCTTAGCAGTACATTTTACGAAACCATTTTCGTCTACTGTGCACCCCATACGCAATAAGGCGGCAATTCTTTCTGTATCAGTCCAAGCTGTGCCTACGCCATCGGTCATAGCACATTTTACAGCATAGTCATAAGTATTAGAGGTTATTCCGCGATAATTAAGACGCCGATCTATTATATAATTAGCCGGGTCTTGTAAAGTTATAGACGGAGTACCCGAAAGGCTAAAAATATTAAAAGTGTTAATAAAATCAAATCTCAAATTACCGTATTCATCAATCGGACAAGTGTATTGATTATTTATTTTAATACCTTTTACAGGTGAAGTCGGTGGATCTACGCATTCTAAAACGGCGTGTCCGTTTTCGTCTATACTTGCAATTCTAAAATACTTACCTACGGCTAAACCGCTTGACGGCTCTGTGAGTTTAGTTGCTAATTCTGTATCTACTTCACTTTTATTATAATAATTGCTTAAATCAGTTGTCGGAATTTCGTCAACCCCTACTTGAACGGCACCGCCAACTAACTTAGTCCATACTTCATAAAAACGCCCTTTTATAAAATGTGGTGGAAACATTGTATAATTTTCTATACATTGATATATACCAACCCGTTGATGTGAAAATGCTTGAGATATTTCCAAGCCTGTCAGTTGTATTACCTTTTGTTTTTTCGCAAGTTCTGTATTAATCTCGCTTTTTGAATAAGCACCTACATCACTTGCGTTTAAAATAACAACGCCCGTTTTACCGTTTACAGACGCAACGCCGCTACTATCGCCCTTTTCGCCTTTAACCGCTATAAGTTTTACTATTGTTTGAAGTTCGGCACTGTTGGTATGTGTCGTATCAAAAGTTACCTTTGCGTCCATTATTCCACCGTCCTTGTAACATCAAAAGCAATATCAAATTTACCTTTGAGTATTGTATAAATATCTACTTTATCGCCGTTTGCAACGCCTATTTGTAAATCGTAATAATAGGTGCCTGTCGGTAAATTTTCTGTATCTTCGGGCGCTATTCTTACTTTCCATTTGCCCGTTTCAACTAAAGATATACCGTCGTTAAGCGATTTTTGAAACGCATAATTGCTGTCGGTTAGTTCTTTCTTAACGCTAAAAAAAGCACTTGCTAACTCGTCCGTAAAATTCTCAATTTCAAATGCAAATTGAACGGTATCACCTCGTACCGTCCGTAAGTTGTTGTCTACGTTTTGAAAGTTCATTTTTACCCCTCCTTATAACCAACGTGAATATTTTTCTATTGTTACTTGCGTAACGTCGCCGCCAAAAGTAATTATATTTTGCCCCGCTTGCAAGGTGAAATTATCATAGTTTCCTGTTACAAGTCGGTTTTTTAATATACCGTCTTTGTAGGCTTCCATTTGCGCCGTGTCAATAGTTATATATTCCTCGTCGCCCAATGCAATATTAAATATTTGGTTATTATTTAAGCTTATAGATATATAATCGCTTCCGTAAATTGTGATTATGGGTTTGGCTGTGTAGTTCCCTAAGTTCGTTATGCTAAAGGTTTCCGCTTTTGCGGCAACAAAATAAATAGGCTGTGCGCCCGCATATTGGCTTGTCGTAATCGTCGTTTCGCCGTTAAAAGTTTCCGCACTGTATAAACTGTTAAGCTGCTCGATTAAACCGCTATCGGCAATTTGTACCGTCTGCGGATCCGCTAACGGATAATAAATTACTGCTCCGCTTAAAGCTGCTTGCATTTGTGCTAAGGTCGTGCCTGCTGCAAAGCCTAACCAATATGTTGTACTGTCCGCTTGTGTAAATATCTTGTCTGCTGCTTCGGCTGTATTCCAACCGCTCGGCAAGCCGTAAGAATATAAAGCGTTTGAACATAAGCACGGTACACTTTGATACGTTCCGTATCGGTCGCTATTTGTTGGTCTTGGTATCACTGCATAGGCAACATTAGAATAACTTGTAATTGCCCTAATTTGGCTTGTATCTACTGTTAATTTACCTAATGCTTTATACATATACCAACTGTCGCCCTCTTTATATATATGGTCTTGGTATGTATCTGCGCCGTAACTCAAATAAGCAAGCTCTAAACTGCCAAAATCATAAATATATTGACGTGTATTTGTGCTATACGTAAAATTAGCGGTATTTTCGCCCGTAACCACTTTAACGGGTACGGGGCTTGTCGCTGTCGGTGTGCTGTCCTGTGCCGAATTACCGTATATTTGTAAGTTGGTTAGTTGTCCGCCCGTTGTTTCAATAGTTACGGTTGTACCCTTACCGCTAACGTGTCCAAACTCAACATTTCGGGTAGGCTCGGTTAGCAAATACTTAAAAGGCTGTACGTGAAAAACTACCGTCGCCGTCCTAAATCTTAACAACTTCTCAAAGTCTATTTGCTGTATGATTTGATAGTTATAATATTTGTCGTCCTCGTTAGAAAAGGTTACTACGCCGCTACTGTTGAAATAGGCTATTATTTCGTTAATATCAAAGTCGCCGTAAAGCCCTATTGTTACGGGCTTGTCATACGCTGAATAGCCTAACGGGGTTACTATATCCCCGTCCCTGCCGTCTATTTCCTCAATTTGTGTCCGTAACAACGGCTTAGAAATTGGCGGCAAAGACTGAATAAGCAAACCGTCTATATCCGTGCTTTTCTGCCCGTTAAGAATAATATAATCTCTCATATTGCCGCCCTCCTATGCGTAAATTGCCCTTGTTACGGTGTCCTCTACAAACTTGCCCGCTACTTCGTCGTCAAGTTCGATTTTCATTTCGCTTAACGCCGTCTTAAAGGCTGATACCATATCGTTAAATTTGTTTTCTTGCCGCTGTTCTAATTGTGGCGTGTCTAATTTCGGATAACTTGCCGCTATGCCGATATTACCTAACTTTACGCCTTTTGAAAGTTCGCCGTTAAGTGTGCCTATTATGCTGCGACCTACACCCGATATTTGTTTTAGCGTTGACGCTTCTTTATCTGCTATGCCTATACCTAAGCCCTCTAATAAAAAACTACCCATTTCTTGGGTTGCTTTTGAGGGCGACTTTTCCTTTAACGACGCTTTTAACTTTTTCAAAAGTGTACTACCAAAATTAGCAATGCTACTAAATACGCCACTTTGCTTATCTTGGTTTTTAACGCCGTTATTAACCCCGTCTATTAAGTCCTCGCCCGCTTTTTTAGCGTCTTTATCCTTTTTGGTAATTTCCTTAATAGCGTCGGTTGTTATTTTCGCCATTTCTTCTTTGGTTTTGGGTGCGCCTACTTTTTGCCCGTCAACAACCATTTGTACGTTGCCTTTTCCTGCGTTCTTAAATTCAACCTTATGACCTGTAAGCTCGCTTAATTGGTCGTCTAAGCTGTCGCTCCATACTATCTCGGTCTTTTTAAGCCCGCTTTTTGTTGTGCTTGTATAAGCTTTTAATTGGCTTTCAAGCTGCTCTTTTTCTTTCTTAGCCGCTTTTATTTGCTCGTCATATATATTGCTGTTGCTGTCCTTTTTAAGCTTTTCAAGCTGCTTTAATTTTTCGTCGGTTGTCTTGATTTTATCCTCAAGCATTTTGCGCTCGGCTTCGTCTGCGCCTTGATACTCTTTTACATAGTCCCACGTTGCTTGCGACATTTCGCTATATTTACCCTCGTGGAAAAGCGCTAAGTTTTGTTCGTAAAGCCCTATGTTATAGGCGTATTCACCGTATAAATCTACTTGCTTTTTGTAAGATTTTTCGGCTTCGTTTACTTCTTGATGTTTTGCGGATATTTGTCCTTGTAACGCCGCTATATATTGATTTGAATAACCCTTATATTTTGCTGCTTTCACTTCCTCCATTTTATCCTCTAAAATGGATAACTCTTGCTGTCTTTTGCTTACGTCCTCTCGTGTAAGCTTCAAATTCTTTAAGGCTTGGTCTTGCTTTTCTATGGCTTCTTTGTATAAGCTCTCTTGGCTGTCAAGAATAATTTGGGCTTTTTTCTTTTCCATTACTTCGTCAATAGATTTTTTTAGGTCGCCGTATTTTTGTATAACACCGTCAACCGTTTTAATTTCTATGCCGTAAGCTTCGCTTAACTGCGACGCAATAAAGTTTGCCCGTTGTTCGTAACCCTCTTTAACCTTGCCATTTTGGTCTACTAAGCCCTGTAATTCGTCCCAAAGGTTGCCTAAGTGCGCTTGTTCGGTCATACCTACATTGATAGCGTTCTGCTGTGCTTCTACAAGCCCGTCCCACGCTTCAACGTTACGGTCTATTTCCTCCCTCGTCGCTTTCATTTCCTCTTGGTGGGCTTTTTCCTCTTCGGTCATTTCGTTTGTTTTACTTGCAACAATACCTATAACGCCTACTAACGCCGTTAAGCCTGTTATAACAATGCCTATTGGGTTAGCTTTCCACGCTGCATTTAATAAGTTTGTTGCCACTGTTAAGGCTCCTGTCGCCCCTGTCGCCGCAACTTTGCCCGTTGTGTTTGCTGCTTCGGCTGCCGTGTTTGCCGTTGTCGCCGTTGTCGCTATCGCCGTGCCTTTGGCAACTTCAATTAAGCTTTTAGTAGTGTCGCTTAGTCCCTTTGTAAACGATACAATTTTATTGACTGCAAAAGCCGCTACCATTGTTTGAAGAGATCCGACAACAAGAGTTTTATTTTTAATAAACCACTCGAAAATTTCTATAAGCGGTCTAAGCTGTGGCACTTCTCTTTTTAGCTTTGGGAAAACTTCGGTAACAATGCTTGATACTACCGATTTAATAGTTTTAACTATGTTTTTAATTCTCGGTACTAAATTGTTAGCCGACGTTATAGCCGCATTTGTAAAAATATCAATAGACTTGCTAAGGTCGGCGTTATCGTCTGCTATGCTTGTTAATAGGTTGCTCCACGCCGCTTGCATTGACTTAGAGCTACCCTCTATTGTTTCGCTTGCTTCTAACGACGTTGTACCCGTTATTCCCATTTGCTCTTGTACTTTATGAATAGCAAGTATCATTTGGTCAAAGCTAACTTTTTGGTCTAAGTTCTTAGCGGTTAAGTCCTCGCCCGCTTTGCCTAAAATACCGCTTTCCTTGACAAGCCGTGCCATTTCTGCTTTTGTACCGCCATAACCTAATTTAAGGTTGTCAAGCATAGTATAGTTTTGTTTTGCAAAGCCTTGATACGCATATTGTATACTTTCCATTGACGTACCCATTTTATTTGCGTTATCTGCCATATCGGTTATGGCTACGTCGGCTATTTGTGCGGCTTTTTCAGTGTCGCCGCCTAAGCCTTGCAAAAGTGAAGCACTAAAGCCCGTTACGGTTTCCATATAGGTATTAGCACTCATACCCGCCGTTTTATATGCGTTTTCGGCGTATTTCTGCACAATAGGGGCGCTGTCCTTAAATAAGGTTTCTACGCCCCCTACTAACTGCTCATACTGTGCATAACTGCTTACGGCTTCCTTACCTACGTTAATAAGTGCGCCACCTAATTTTTTTAGCCCGTTTACCGCTGCACCTATCGCTTGGCTTGCTAAGTTCGCTACTACGCCCTTAAATACAGTAAAGCCCTCTTTTGCTTTTTCTGCTTGCTCGCCTGTTTCTTGCGTTTCCTTGCCTAATTGGTCTACCTCTTTTTCGGCGGCGTTCATAGTCTTTGTTGCACTGTTTATTTCGGACTTTAAAGCTGCCATTGCCCGCTTGCTTTTGTCCATTTCGTCGGTGCTTTCTACTAACTCGCCCTCTAATCTTGCTACCTCGGCGGCTTGTTTCTTGTATTCGTCCGACGTTGTACCGCTTGCTTTGGCTACACGGTCTAACTCTAATACGGCGTTTTTATATTCCTTATTTAAGGCGTTATGCCGTGTTTGCTGTGCTTGTAACGCAACGGAATATTGAGAATAAGAACGCTGGGCGTTTGTTATTGCTGTTTTCTGTTCGTTAATGGCTTTAGTTAGCTCTTTTTCTTTGTCTGCGGCGTTGGCTACTGACTTATTGTTATTGTTAAATTCGGTTGCCTGCGTTTTTAAGGCGCTCGACGTGTCTTTTAAGTCTTTTGTTATCTGCTGTAAGGCTCGCCTATAATCGCTTTCGCCTGTTAATTTTATGCTACCGCCAAAAGACATTTAATCACCCCTTTAAAACCATTCCTCGTTTTTGTCTGCTTGTGCTTGCGCTTCTGCATAAGTTAAATTTTTACGCTTTAGTGTAAACTCTAAATCATAGTCGTTTTTATAATGTTCATATAACTTAAAAAAAGTTCTAAGAGTAAGTCGCCCCGTTTCCTTAAAGGAAAGTCCCAACTTGGTTTTACCGATAAAATAAAACCACGTAAAGTCAATAATCGGATCCGTTTCCTCCTCGTCGGGGACTACTCGTTTTTTTCGTTTTTAGTGCTTTCTATAACTGTGTTGTTCATAATATCTAACGCATTTTTTAAACCTATTTCGGTTAGTATTCTGCCAACTTGTTTTTGAGTTAAAAGCGGTGTGTTCTCGCCTTTTTCCTCGTTATCTGTTTCTATACCCTCGTTAATCATTGCCGTTAAGCCAAATACAAGGGCTTTAATATTAGGCTCGCCGTTATTAAAATCGCTGCCGTCTGTAAGCTCGCCCCATTTATCAATACTGCCGTATTCCTCTTGTATCTGCTGCATTGAATTAAGGTTAAATAATAGTTTGTACTTTTTGTTTTTGTATTCTATTTCCCCATTAAAATCTTTCATTTCATTACCTCCGTAAAATACAAAAATAAGGGGCGGCAATTAAGCCGCTCCCTTTTAGTTACCGCCTGCCTGTGCGGTTGCTGTGCCAAACAAGCTCTCTAAGTATGTTATGGCTGCGCTCTTGTCGGTAAATACCTTTGCGTTGCTCCATTGTCCATTTGCAAGCGCCGATACTGTACCCTCTATTTCGGTTGTGCCAAACTCTACGCTTTCACCCTTTGTGGTGTCCTCCTGCGACGGCTCGGCAAATTTAACCTTGCTTAAAAATTCAACTTTATATTGAAGTGCGCCGCTTACCATACGGGTTACAACTCTACCTAAGCCAACATACGGGGCGGTGTCGTCTGCGTTTCTAACTATCCCGTTTTCCTCGCTATAAGTGTGTCCCAAAAGGTCTGCCATAGTCTGTAAGTCGTCGTTGTCAACGCCCATAGTAACGGTGCCACTTTGAAATGATGTATCACTCTCGGCAAGCCCGTCGTCCGCATAAAGTCGGGCGTCATTGTTTGATATTGATACATTGCAGCTTACCGCCTTTGCGGGCTTCTTGGCTACACCGTAAGTGGGGTTACCCTCTGCGTCCTCGGTAAGTATACCGTACCTAAAGTTATTAAGTCCTATTTTTGCCATAGTCTAATTGCTCCTCTCTATTGCAAAGCATAATGTTTTATGATAATAGCCCGTGTCGTCCTCGTATAAGTCCCCACTACTGCGGGTAGGCATCCACCTAAAGCCGTTATCTGTTAAAATGTTTTTTACACCCTCAATAATCGGGAAATAGTTTCCCTTGCTGTATATATCAAAGTCGTAATAATCTACGTAATTTATAAGGGCGTCGTCGGCGCTTAACGTATTGTCTATATCTGTTTGTTGATACGTTACATAAGCCGTTGCGTTGCCGTCATATCGTAAAAAACTTACGGGTACTATGAAATTACTAAAAATACGTTCTATTAGCTCGTTCATTCTAAAAGCCCTCCGCTTAATTCCTTTTGCGCCTTTAACATAGCTTGCTCTATTTGGCTTTTCCTAAATGACTTTCGGAAAAAAGGACGTTTAGCAAACTTAACGCTTCCGTACTCAAACACATTAGCAACTAACGGGGCGGGCGTTCTCTTGCCGTTATGGTTGATAAAATACCCGCTTATTATTACTTTTGTGTTTATGCCGTCGTCGCTTGGCGTTTTATAAACTCTTGTTAAGCCGATATTACGCATTATATTACTGCCTTTCCAACTCTGTGGCGCATTTGCCCTCACATTGGCAAGCGTAACTTCTGCGCCTGCTTTCGTCATACCGCCAAAAATTTTATCACTATTTTTATCTATCTTTTCAATTTCTTTGATTAGCTCGGTTGGTAGCTCCAAAGTAAATTTAGCCATTAGTGCGTAACTTCCTTTGCTTGTATTTCCAACTCGGTGTTAGCTTCATTGACATTGTTAAGATATTCAATAGTGTAAATCTTGCCGTTAAACTCTATAAGCATATCCCTTGTTATTTTGGTCTTAGGATAGCGGATAGTAAAGTTAGTATAGGCTTTTTCAAAGTCGCTATTATTTTTAATAATCGTCATACCCCTTGTAGTATTGACGCTTGCATACGGGGTTAATATGTTTTGCCGCTTTTCCGTTGGGAAGCCCTGCGGATCCGTCGCCTTTATAACTTTATAGATTATTATTTTACGGTTATACTTGCCCGCATTTGTTATTAGTTTCATAACAAATTCACGCTGTGCATACCTAAGATAGTATCAACCACTTTGTTAAGATTTGCGTTATCAACGTATAACGTGCGGTTGTCCCACATATCTTGGCATAGAATTAAAACCACGATAACAAAATCGGGGTGTGTGTCTATTTGCTCGGCGGTCAAGCCCGTATAACTCGCTATATACGCCTTTGATACGTTTAATAGATTATTAAGGGTGTTGTTTTCGTCTGCGGTTAGGTCGTCAAGTCGGATATATTCCGCTATATCCTGTGTTGTGATTTCGCTAACCTTTTGTATATTATTCATTTGTTACCTCCCTTTTGGTCGGTTGCCTAAACAACAAATAATATTAGTTTTTCTTTGCCGTTTTTGCCTGCGGCTGTTTCGGCTCGGGCTTTACTTCCTCAATATAGCCCGCTCGTAAAAGGTCGGCTACTACCGTTTTATCGGTAATAGCCTTTTCCTCACCTTTACGCATTGATACCGTACCGCTAAAGCTCTTTATTGCTTTATACATTTACGGTCAACTCCTTATGCGTGCATTTTCAGCGCCGCTATTTTCTGTGCGTCAATGACTTTTGCGTCAAATTCGCTGTAACTTACTATACCGATAGCGTGCTGCGTTGCGTATTTCTCACGCAAAACCATAATTTCGAGGTTTTCGTTAAATTTGGTTGCAAGTCCCGTCATATCGCCGTAATAAATAGCGGTTGCGCCTGCCGTCATATCTGCCATATTGTCGGAAACGTAAATAGGCTTGCCAAGAAGTGTAGCCCCAAACGGCGCTGTAATATCGTCTTGCAAGAGATAACGCCCTACGTCGTCTTTAAGAAGTCTAAGAGCGGTACGGGTTGCGGGTGACATTATCCAAATAGCGTTATTTTGGAACATATCTTTTACGCTGTCTTTAAGCTCTATAACCTCGTCGGCGGTAATAGCCGTCTGCGCCGCTGCCGTTGTTACCTTTGTAACGCCTGTAAGTCCCTCTACGCTGCCGCTGCTGTTAAGAAGTACGTTTTCAAGCCAACGCTTCCAAGAATAAGCGATATAGTCAACAATCAAGCCAACTACGTCAAATTCCGAATTGTTAATAAGGCTCTTTGAAATAAGGCTAAGAGCGCCCGCAAGATAGCCCGTAAGCGATACGTTGGTAAACTTGCCTACGTGACTTGTAAGCTCCTCAAATTCGTTAGCCCAACCTACCGTTATAGCCTGCGTGCTTTCGTCATAATACGGAATTTCAAGCGTGCCCTTAACGTTAAATTTCTGCGAGCGTTCAAGAATGGGGCAAATATCGTAAAGTTTACGTATAATTTCCTTTGCGATAGTGGTCGGGATAATAGCCCCGTTGTCGCCCTTAGTCATATTGGTTGCGTCACGCTCGTTAATGGTGTTACGGATATAAGCGTCAAAAAGCGCCCTTTCCTCGGCGGCTCTTGTTTTAAGCTCCTGCGCTTCGTCCGCTTCGTCGTCACGCTTATTGCAACCGTCGCCTTTTTTGTCTTTTGCTCGGCTTTCGTCGCCCATACTCTCACCGTCAAAGAAGCCTTTGGCTTTGAGTGTTGCCTTAATGCGCTTTACGTCGTCCCTAATTTCTGCGAGCTCCTGCGCTTCGGCGTCGGTAAGCTCCCTTTTTTCCATTTCGGCTTTTTTGAGTATTTCCTCTGCCTTTGTAATTCTGTCGTTTTTCTTTTCTCTAAGTTCCTTTTCGTACATAATTAGTCCTCCTCTTTCATTTCGTCAATGATTTTTTTGTACTTGGAATAGTCAATATTGTTTTCAACAACTTTTTGTTGTTTAGGCTGTGCTTCCTCCCGCTTTTCCTCTGCGGGTGTTTCCTCAACTGCCGAAATTTCCTCGGTAGTTGTTACCTCGTCTATAAACGGCTCGGCTCTAAATTGCATTTGTCCGTCGCTTTCTCGTACTTCGATAAGCGTACCGTCATAAGCGGGGTTTTTGGTGTTGTCAAGTATGGTTACTTCTTCAAGGTCTAAGTCCTCGACGCTTCGGTGTAGCATACCGTCAACCATTCGTTTAATAACGCCGTTAGGTCTGTCATAAAAGCCAAAGCTCCAACCCACTAACTCGCCCTTTTTCGCTTTTTCCATTACTTCTTTGTCTGTAATAGTTGCACGGGCTTTAAGTCCGATGTTGTCCTCTCTCAATTCAAGGTTTCCTTGCCTTGTACTGCCTAAAATTTTGCTTTTATCGTGGTTTAGCAAAAGCTTAACGTCGCTGTTTCGCTCCAAAGCACGCTTAAAAGCCCCCTTACAAATGCGCTCGATAAAGCGCCCCATTCTCGACCATAGCGGCTTACTGTCCCGCTCTATGGCGTTTACGTAACCCTCTATTTCCACGCTGTCGGCTCTAATATTTACTTGCATTTAGTCACCTCCTAACATTCAATAGCTCGGTTTTCAAACTTTTTATAAGCGTCTAAATAAAGCTCGTTTTTATCGCCGTTGTATGTACATTCGTAATACATACCGTCCCTATTTGTTGTACTTAATAACGCTTTATGGTTTTGTAATGTTTTGCAGCTCCATACTACAAATACGTCAAACGGCGGTATTGTGTCGCTTTTATCCATATGCTCAATAGTATAATTTCTAACTATTTCCTTACATTTTTCTAAAAAGGTTTCGTTGCCCATTTGCTCACCTCCTAACCCTCGGCACTATTGCCGCTTTCTTCAAAAGCTGTGTCTATTTCCTTGTCTTTTATAAGGTTTTGTATGCTTTTATCGGTTTCACTTTCTGCGCCTGTTTGTACGCCGTCGTTTGGATCCGTTAAAGAGTCTGTATTTGGCGTGTAATATTTATGGCTGTTGGTGTCATAAAGCACCGCACCTAAGCCAACGTTTACAACGTCTAAGCCCTCTACGTAATTCATATTTTCGGCTCGGCGTATTTCGTTAATAGTCATAAAGCCCGTTTCTTTGGCGGTCTTGTATGCGTCGTAACGCTCCGTTATGTTCGCTTTTACAATTTCCTTAACGTCAAACTCAAAAAACCATTTGCCCTTTTCGGTTTCTAAAAGTAAATCACGGTTTAACGCCGTTTCAAAAGCTTTTAAAATCGGGTAAATTGCTTCTTTAAAAGTTCGCCAAAAGTCATTTGGGTAAATATGAAATATATTGTTTATTTCGCTCGCTAACGTTACCTTGCTTTCGTTAAGCTGCATTTCTACGCTGCTACTGCTTGCTTCTTGAAATTCAAGCCCGTTGTTAAGCACTACGACGTTTTCCTCGTTGTTGCCATAAAGATTTTTCCACGCCGTTTTAAGTAAGTTTATTTCGTCTTGCCCTAATTTCCTTTGAGCTTTCAAAAAGCCTTTTTTATTGCCGCCGCTCTTAACCATTCCTAATTGATATAAAATAGTGTTAAAAGCCGTTTCAAGCGCCTTGCTTACTTCCTCCGTTACGCCTATGCCCTCGGCTCCGTCCTTAGTATTTCTAAGAAGTTTCACAAAGTCATAGCGGGCGTACTGTTGCCCCTCAACTAAAATTACATAGTCTTTATAGATAGGCTTATAGTTTCTAAGAATAGTTATGTAAATATCCTCTACATAAAAAAGCCCCGTAACGTCGTTACGGTTTCTTTCTATGTAAGCATAACCACCCTTTCCCATAAGGTAGTCAATAACCATAGCTTTTTTGAGCTGAAAAGCGTCTAACGTGTCGCCTGTGTCGCCGTTTAAGATTTTAACCCGTGTATCTTTGTCTTGCTCCTCTACCTTGCCTTTAGTGTTTTTATAAAGTTTAATAGGCATTGCCGCAACGGTATTAGCGATAAAATCAACCGCACCGCTTACGGCGGGTATTGTCATAGCCTTTTCACGGTCTATTGGCTCGTTATTCAATAATGCTTTTAATAATACGTCGTTTACGTTGTTTAGTGGGCTGTACGTTTCGGTTGTCTGCTCTGTCGTTTGGTTGTCGTCCCGCTTCCAAAAATTAAAAAGCCCCATTGTTTAACCTCCCCTCTTATAAGACTTGTACGGCAAAGTCCATTTGGTTTAAAAATACGTCTTGCTGTAATAGGTAAACCGCATTTATAAGGCTTACTACCATATCAACTTTGCCTTTGCTCTTTTTCTTATGCACGTATAAATTTTTGTTTGTATCGTATGTGCAACGGGCATTTTGAAAATTGATTTCAAGTAATTTATTTTCGGTGTATTCAAATTCGCCCTTTAAAATCTTTTCTTTTAATAGTTTTGTCGGCGGGTGTAATACGCTACTATGTTGTCGGATCTCTACGCAATTATAGCCCTCTCGTTCTAATTTCTGCGCTGTGCTTAATGCGTTCCAACGGTCATACCCTATCGCCTGCACTTGCACGCCGTACTTTTCCTCTATTGATAATATAAAGTCCTCTACTACGGCATAATCTATAACCTTGTCGCCGCACGCTATACATTTAAGCGTTTTAATAAGCTCCGAATAGTCTACCTTTTCGGCTGCGGTTTTTTCGTTAATTCTGCCCTCTGGAATAAAGGCTACACTCTCGGCTAATATGCGGTTATCGTCGTCCACCGATACCATAGAAACGGCTGTATTATCGTTACTTTCGGAAAGGTCAACGCCTAAATATACCACTCGCCCGCTCCAATCAATTTTTGCCACTTTACACGCCTGCACGTCCTTAACGTCTATATAAGTTTCCGTTCCTTGCCCTTGATAGATTATGTTGCAATGCTTTGTTACAAAGTTTTCCCTTGCACTTTCTACTGCTATGGCATAAGCCCGTTTCTTTAATAAGTCCTCCCATATTTCGGGTATTTCTAAAGCTACGGGGTTAGCCTGCTGTAATATAAGGTCGTCCGTTTCCCAATTTTTTGTTTGGTCGGGCTCATATAACAAGCTAAAGCGGGTTTCGTCCTTTTCTAACCCGTCTAATACTTTTTTACTGTAATTAACTTCGTCCTCAAAAGGGTTGTCAATAGTCGGGTATTTCGTGGAAATAACAAAGCCTAACTTATTAAGTATGTTAAGCTGTCCGCTTCGCATAGCCTGTATAGCGTAACTTGTCGGCAGCGCCCCCGCTTCGTCGGCTATAAACGCATTGGGTAGTCTGCCGTCCATTCTTGAAGTTGAATAACTTAACGGGATATATTGTATTTGCGTCGGCTTAAACAAAATATAATCTCGCAAAATCTTAAAACGCTTTGCGCCCTTAAACTCATAAATTAACGGGCTGCTTCTTATCGTTTCGCTAATCGCTTCCCTAATTTCCCGTGATAATGAGCCGTCGGGCGCAACGCTGTAAAACTTTGAAAACTGCGGCTCGGTTATGAATAGCAATATAAAAATAGTTGCTATTGTGTACGTTTTAAAATTCTTTCGGCATATCTCTAATATGCCCGTTTCATAACGTCGCTTTTGCGGGTTGTCCCTATAAACGACGCATAAAACCGCAATATAAAAAAACCATTGATAGCCTACGGTACTTTCGTAAAGCGTTTTACCCGCTTTAAGTCCTTTAGGCATAATCAATAGTTTTAATATGCTTTCAACTTGCTTTATTTTCTTTTCGCTTACTATATACTTTTTATTCTTGCCCTCGCATATTTTCATAAAGTCCCGCATTTGTAACTTTACATACTTGGGCGTCGTTTTCTTTCGGTAATTAGCTTTGCAAAAGTCATAAGCTTTATTCATTGTCCCCGCCGCCGTTTATAGCTTTGAATAACGGATCCTCGTCGTCGTCCGTTTCCTCAACAACGTTAAAGCTCTTAATAATTCGCATTAGTGTAGCCACCGTCTTGTTTGCGCTGTCGGTTGTCTTGTTATACTCGGCTACGGCGGGGCTGCTGTATAAATTCTTGCGACCTTTAACGTATTCTTTAGTAACTAACATACCGTCCTCTTTCATATTTTTTTCAAGCTCGGCTAATATGTTAAGTTGCACTTGATACCGCTTAAAGGTTGTTAGAAAAAAGAAATTACTTTGTACGCCGCTTTCTTCTGCTATCTTTAATATATGTTGGGCTTGCTCGTTTAAGTCTTTTTTTGCCATTTTTACACCCCTTATAAGTCAAAACTTCTTATTTCTTTGCCTGCTCCCTGTATTACAAAATAGGGCATTGCTACGGCTTTGCCGTTTTCTTTAAGAATAACGCACGGGGTATGGTTGCCGCCCTCGTAATTGTCGTCGTACTTGCACCCAAAAACATAACCGTTTTCGTATTCCGTGCAATTATCTATTGTCGGTTTTAGCTCTTTTGCTTTTTTTAATGCTTCGTCATAAGTTATCATAATTATGTTTCCTTTCTTTTATCCCTTTGGCGTTTTCATTACCGAATTTTTAGCCCTGTCAGAAAACTTCAAATTGTCTGTTCTAACAAGTTGCGTCTTTGTTGGTTTAATTGCCTTATACAATTTGCTTGCGTCATATTTTGCGCCTACTTGCCCGTCATAATAATATGTTTTGCCGTTTTTCTGCACTACGTTCAAAACGTGCCCGCCGCCGCCTTTCCATTGCACTTGCATAATTCCACGGGATCCGTCGCCGTAAGACTTCATTTTACTTTCAAGGTTTTGTTGTGTCTTGTTTACTGATGTTGAGCCTACTTTTTCGGGTTTTGCTCCCTTAAATGCGCCCATCCAAAAACTATTCCTTACGCCCGTTTTCGGGTTGACATAAGCCGCACTTGGTAATTTATCGCCCTCATAAGTCGGCTGTGCTATAACGTTGTAACCTCTAAAGCGGGCTTCTGTTGCTACTACTGCCCTTTGGCAATTCTCGCTATACTCTCTATAAGTGCCGTCATAAAACGGGTTGGCTCCCATAACAGCCCTTTGTGTTGACATAGCACGCCCTTTTGTGCCTAATGCGTCTTTTAATGTGTTTGGGCTTCCTGGCTTGGCGTCCATTGCAAAGCCTGCACTACCACCGCCACCGCCTGGCGTTATTGTCGGTATTCCTCCGCCGCTACTGCTTCCTCGTCCTCCCATTTTATTGCTCCTTTTTGAGTTTCTCTGTTACTTTGTTGTTGTAATAATGCGTTTCAATGTGTCCGTAATCATAATCAAGTTTGCCGCCGTATATAAGAATAGCGGACGGCTCTATTTGCCGTATCATTTCGTCCATACCGTCCCGCCATATTTGTAAGGCTTCTTTGCTCCGCTTAACGCCTATTGTGCTAACTGATACTATGCTGCCTTTGGGTATTCCCTTAAAGCAAAAATTAAACGTGTCCGCTTCCGCCCAACTTATTGTTGGTATAACGGTTATTCCTTTGCTTTGGTAGTAAGCGCCTATTTGCCTACTACGGTAAATATTCCATATTTTCATTGGCATAGGCATATCCATATAAAGCGAAAAATCGGGGCTTAAAATACAGTCATAGTCTATAAGCACGTCTAAATATTTTTCGGGGTTATTCCATATACGTTCAAATTGGTAGTCGTCAACGTAAAAATGCACCCCTGCGCTTTTGTTCTTGCTCGTCTTGGCGTAATTAAAGCCTATTAAGTCTTTTGGTATGTAATTGTTATTTCTTATAACGGGCATTTGCCAAAAGTCATTTGTAAGGTTGTCATAATCTATCAAGCCTAAGTTATAAGCGTTGTTTGTTCTCATTCGCTCGTTTTCTTTCTGCTCGTCGTCCTCTATGTCAAGCTCTATTGGATCCAAACTATCAAACCCAAAGTCGCCCATATCGAACTTAATATCCGCTATTTCCTCGCTTAATAAATCAAAGTCCCAACCGCCTAAATCGCTTAACTTGTTATCGGCTAAAATAAAAGCCCGCTTCTGCTCGTCGGTTAAATGTGTTATTTTCCTGTATGGTATTTCTTTAAGACCTACACGCTTAGCCGCTTCAACTCTGCCGTGCCCCGCTAAAATGACGTTGTTTTCGTCTATAATAACGGGCGGAATAAACCCAAACTCATTTATAGAATTGACAAGCGCTTCTATTTGTTTGTCGCTGTGTGTTCGGGCGTTCTTTTCATAGGGTTTAAGCTCGCTAATAGCGATATACTCATTATTTTTCATTCCATTACCTCGCTTTTGCGCTCCCTCTTAAACTTTTTTAGCCTTTTTAAGGCTTTTTGCTCGTTTTTCGGGCTTTTTCGCCGTTTTTTCCGTTTTTTCCAAAAAAACTTATGAAAATAATAATTTTTGTGTCCGAACTTAGGGCGTTTGGTCTTGCGTTTTTTTGGCGCTTTGCCCCTCTTGGTAGGGGGGTTATGCGCCGTTAAGCCGTCTTTGGGCTAAGTTTTCTAAATATTCCTTGCTTAGCTGCCCCCTATCGGCTTGCTTATGGTGTGTAACGCAAAGACAAACAAGGTTACTATCATTTAGTAACCCTGCTTTGTCCTCCCTTAATTTGTTTATGTGATGTACTTCTAAGTCGTTGTAATTATATATACCTTTGTCCCTGCATACTTCACATAAATATTGTGCTTGCTCTCGGATCTGTATTGACTTATCCGTCCACGCCTTTGTACTTCTTAGCTTGCGCTCTTGTGCCACGCCGTACCTATCGGCGTTAAAAGCGGGCTTATTGTGGCGGCAATTATACTTAGTGCTGTGTATACGTCCGCACCTACTACAAGCCCTATACATTACTTAACCCGTAATTTCTGCCCCGCATATATTAAGTTCGGGTTTTTAATATTATTTAACTTAGTAAGCTGTGCTACTGTCGTCTTATACTTCTTTGCTATCTTGGTAAGGTTATCACCCTTAGCCACGGTGTAATATACCTTGCTCGGCTCTGCGGGTTTCGGTGTCGGTGTTGGCACTGTCGGCTTTGCAGCTTCCTTTGTATATCCGTTAAGCCCGTTAGCTCTCATTATCTGCGGGTAGTCCTTATATGCTATATCGGTGTCAACCCTGCCGTTAATGCCGTTTACTTTGCCGTTGTCGCTATTCTGCCATATACCATAAGCGCCGTTATATGTGCATTTGTCCGCCCATTGTGCCACCCATACGTCATAGGCTTTTAAGGCTTCCATATCTAACTTTTTGTCAAGCCAATATTTACTTGCATATATGCAAACATAATAGCCCGCTTTTTCTAATTCCTCGCAAAAAGCTTTTATAATTGCTGTTAGTGTCGCCTTGCCTAATTCTGCTTGGCTCTTGTCCTCAATATCAAAAGCTATTGGATATTCAAACTGTTTGCCCTTTAGCCACGATAAACACGCTCTCGCTTCCTGTTTGGCTCCCTCTATGCTCTTTGCATAAGAATAATGATAAGCGCCAATAGGCAAGCCTACCGCCTTTGCGTCTTTATAATTCTGCTCAAATTTTGGGTCTTTTTGGCTGTCAACTTTGCCGTAACCAGCTCTAAGCATTGCAAATTGTACGCCTGCGGCTTTTACTTTGGCAAAATCAATATTACCTTGCCATTTGCTAACGTCTATACCTTGTACGCTCATTTTTCTTGCTCCTTATGATAGTTATAACTTGATATGCCTAAGCACGTACCTAAGCACGTATCAACCGCAACGGCTATTGTAATAACTTCCTCCGTGTACGGTATGTTTAACGTTGCGCCTATAACGCCGTATAAAGCCGTTAAAGCGGGCAAAAGCGTTAAGGCTATCCATTTCAAAACGTCATAAGTTTTATTGCTCATAATAATTACCTCCGTGCTTTTTCACGCTATTATTATAACCCCTTTAATGTTACATTTTGTTTCATATTTTTAATTAAGTTTTCTATTTGAAGCGGAAAGGGCAAGCCGTTAAGCCTGCCCCTTTTCAACTTGCAATTACCTTAGCTAATTCCCGTGCTAAGTTTTCGTCAAGCTCTAATAAATTTATTTCCACCGCATTAAGCGCATAAGCAAGCCTAAATACAGTTAAAGCCCTTGCGTGGTTTATGTTCTTTGCGCCCGTTTCGTACTTCTGTATCATTTTAAGGCTTACACCGCTTTTTTCTGCAAGTTGCTTTTGTGTTAGTCCTCGCTCTTTGCGGATCCGTTGTAAGTTAGTCATTTTCACCGCTTCCCATTAAAAGCGCTGTCATTCTAAACGCTGTTCTTGTCGGGTTGTTTTTCCTGTTTAGCCAATCTTTAATATCTATGTCGACTTCCTCAAAACTATAATCTATTATAAGTGCAAATAAGGCTTCTTCACAGTCCTCTTTTGATTTTAATATTTTTTCGTAATTAGTCATTGCTCTTTCCTCCAAACAACTTACCCAAAGCTTCAAATAGCATTGTTGCCCCCCCTTGCTATTGTTTCCGTTGGGCGTTTTTCTTTTTCTAACCATTCGGCTATATCAATTCCCGCTATTTTGTTTTTTCTTTTTTCGTAAAGTACGTCTGTTTCAAATTCAAACAAAATGTTTGCAAATTCCTCTTTTGTTGTTGCTTGTTTTAAGTCCTCTAAATGTGTCATTGTTTTTATGCTCCTTTATTCAAATAATTTTATACGGCTTTTCCAAACTCGCCGCTTATGTGTGCCTACTGCTCTGTGAATATCACGGCTCTTTTTGCCCTGCTTTTTAATCTGCAAGTTTTCAAATTTCCTATGTACCCACTTTGAAGCCTTAACGCCTTTTTGCTCGGCTTCGCTCTTTAGCATTTTACGGATATATTTTCTCATTTTTTCACCTCCCCGCTTTCTAAATATAGCTTCCAACCCGTCGCACTTGCTCCAATATTATTACAAGCGTCGTAAACGGGGCAACTAAAACAAGTATGGTTGCTGCATAGCCATTTTGCCATTTCGTCAATGCTCATATTTTTGATTTTGGCAAAGTTGCTGTCTTTAACTCTTTTAGCCTTTTTAAAAGTCTTTGTCGCTTCTTTTTTCACTTGTTTTTAACCCCCCATTTTTCGGCGGCTTTTAATACCTTTGTCGCATAATGCCTTGTCCCGTTGTCGTGCCCCACGTTGTAAATTGTCAACGCCTTTTCCATATCCCCGCCGTTATTGCCGTATAACCTCGCTAACCAACATATCCCGATTTTGATATTTTCTTCGGGTGTTAAATCGCTTGGGAAATATTTAGGGTTTAGTTGGCATAGCCCATAGCACCCCGTTTTTTCGTTTAGGGCATTTTCGTTAAATGTGCTTTCAACTTCTATAAGCCCTAACGCCACGTTGTACGGTATGCCCGTGCCGTTGCAAGTTTCATAAATCGCCTGTTGCAATTCCTTTGATAGTTTGCACTCGGTTATATAAAACTCGCTTTCTATTGCTGTTAGCTCTTGCTCGTCCTCCTCAATTATCGGTTGCGGCACTTCGGGCTGTGTAGTTTTCGGTCTGCCTTTTAACAGCATTGCACCGACAAAGAATAAAATTATAAATATCATTATCAAAAATGCAACGCTGTCCTTTTTTTGCCTGTTACGCATTGTTATCCCTCCTTTCTTTTTCGGTTACTTTGTACCCTGCTTGTTTCATTGCTTTTACTGTCTTTGGCGGGTAAGGATCCGTCGTAACGCACTTTACCTTTCCGTCTTTGCTAATAATCTGCATATCTTTTTTCCTTTCTGCCTTACGGCTT